CCCTACACGACGCTCTTCCGATCTTGATGTGTTTCGTAACAGATACTGTTTGTGTCAGTTCCCGCTGTTGTAATCAGAAAGTATAATGGTTGTGTTCTGGCATCTCCGGAACCTTTGGTCATAACATCAAACAGTTTTCTGTTCGGCTGTGTGTGTAACTCATCAAACACAACTCCATGAATGTTAAAACCATGCTTAGAATAAGCTTCTGCCGACAACACCTGATAAAAGCTATTTGTCGGCTGATACACAATCCTCTTCTGGGAAGCTAGAATCTTCACTCTTTTATTCAATGCTGGACACATACGCACCATGTCAGCGGCAACCTCAAATACGATAGAAGCCTGCTGCCTGTCCGCAGCACATCCATAAACCTCTGCTCTCTCTTCCCCATCTCCACAGGTAAGGAGAAGTGCAACCGCTGCCGCCAGTTCTGATTTTCCCATCTTCTTAGGAATCTCTATATAGGCAGTGTTGAACTGCCTGTATCCGTTTGGCTTAATTGTACCAAACACATCCCGGATAATCTGCTCCTGCCAATCAATCAGTTCAAATGTCTTGCCAGCCCAGGTTCCTTTGGTGTGGCACAAACATTCAATGAAGGAAACTGCGTAATCTGCCAATTTCTTGTTATAAACGGAATCCTTCGCCTTGAATTTGGTCGGCTTGTACTTCTTTAATTTTCTCAAATGATCACCTCCAAGGCATAAAAATTGACCTGCCATCTGGCAAGCCGTACTATTTCTTCTACGAGAGAAAGAGCCATCGGCTCAATCTCAATGCTATTCGATTTTACTTAAGCATTCTTTTCTTTCCAATCTTCATATTCGCTTTCCAGTTCTGCTTCTTCGATAATCTGGTAAGCGGAGCAGAAACGTTCGCGCTGTCTTTCAATCTCCTCTTCGGTGTAACACTCCACTTTCTTCATATCCATGTAAGCATCCAATTCTGCCTTTGCTCTAAAAAATAAGATTTCCTGTAAATTCATCATCGTATCATCCTCCTGCAAATGTGTTTTCCTTTTCGGTAGGTACATATTCGCTCTAAAAGCACATATTATCAAGTCAATTCGATGTCATAAAGTACACAATCTTCCGAGTACTTGGTTGGTGAATATGATGTAATTTCCTCCTCATCATCGCCTTTCAATTTTCTGCATATATCCTCTCCATAAGCAACATTCAAATGACTGCCATTATCCCAATGCACCATGATACTTGCAATATCATCCACTCCTTGAACCGTTCCCTTTGTACCAATCGGCGGTGCCTGCGGGTCATCCATCCTTATCAGTTCTACACGTGTCCCAACTGGAAATCTCTTTTTAACACATTCCACAATTTCTTTGCTTGGAAATCTCATGCCTTACACCTCCTCGGAATCACAATGCTTATTTTCCCCATTCTTAAATGCAGAGGATCCTGTAAGGTTTTTAAGCAAAATCTTCCGTTCCACTTTGTACTCTTCTCCAATGAATCCAAGCCGGAGAAGAAAACACCGGAATGCATATTTTTCATTTTCCACTTCTCTTTCCTGTACGCTGATCCGCTTTTGATTACATGCCATCTCACAGAGTGCATGAACAAAATGTATATACGCATTAGCTGCATCCGCATCCTCTATCATCTTTTTGAACCAAGGAAATGTAACTTTATCTTCCGTTTTTTCAATTGGAAGCTCATTAATTCCCAAAGCCTTTTTTATCAATGATCCCTTTGCTGCTATCAGTTTTTCCAGTCTTGCAAGTGCATCCTCTGTAAAATAACCTGCTGGCATGGATATCGTAAGTCCTATCTCGGCTGATTGAAGATTATTTTCCGACTCTATCAAAGATGCTTCCGGCTGTTCTTCGACTGCTGCCGCCATATTATCCGGAACTGTACCAGTGTACCCCTTATCCGCAAGATTCGTTAGAAGTTTTCCCATTTCAGCATCTTCTGCTTCATTCTCACAAGTGAGTGTACCCACTCTGTCTACTGTGAAGCAGCCAATTTGATATGCACAACTCGGAACTCCCTTATATCTCGGTTTTTCTCCAGTGATTTCTGCAATCGCTGTCACCAGTTCTTTTCGCTCATTTCCTGTTACATTAAATTTTACTTCCATATGCTATGTACCTCCTTCGTTTTGGTAATACACATATTCGCTCTAAAGGAGCAAAATAGCAAGTAATATCCTTCTGAATACTCTACAAATTATCTTTGCATAAACTGTGCATATTTATATTCCAAATTATTCTTCCTGCTCCATAAAAACTTCATCATAACGATAAGTCAAGCCGTCTCGCTGAACCGCCACATGCTCAGAGCTGCCGACTTGCTCAATATATCTTTTTACAATGACATCACAAAATTTCTCATCCAGTTCCACCATCCTGCAGACACGATTCGTCTGCTCACAGGCAATCAAGGTAGAACCACTTCCACCAAATAAATCCAGCACAATACAATTGCTCATACTGGAATTCATAATCGGATATGCAATGAGGGGAATCGGCTTCATGGTAGGATGATCACCATTCTTCTTCGGCTTATCAAATTCCCAAATGGTAGATTCCTTTCTGCCCGTATACCACTGATGTTTCCCTTTCTTCTTCCAACCGAATAAGACCGGCTCATGCTGCCATTGATATGGGCTTCTGCCGAGAACAAGGGACTGTTTCTTCCAGATGCAGGTGCCGGAAAGATAAAAGCCAGCGTCCACAAACGCTTTACGGAAATTTAGGCCTTCTGTATCTGCATGAAACACATAAATGCTTGCATCCTCTGCCATAGCCTGTTCTGCATTCTGAAATGCCGCAAGCAGAAATTCATAAAAAGCAGCATTATCCATATTGTCATTTTTGATTTTTCCGGCAGAGCCTTCATAGTTCACATTGTATGGAGGATCTGTTACCACAAGGTTTGCCTTCTTTCCGCACATTAGAAGCTCCAATGTTTCTGCTTTCGTGCTGTCACCGCAAATCAGTCTGTGATTCCCCAATGTCCAGATATCTCCAAATTTTGTAACGGTGGGCTTCTTCAATTCTGCCTCCACATCAAAGTCATCATCCTTCACTCCGTCTTTGATGTCATCTTTAAACAAGGCATCGATTTCAACCGGCTCAAAACCAGTGAGGGAAACATCCAAATCACTTCCCTGTAAATCTGTAATGAGCAGTGCCAGCTTATTAGTATCCCAATCGCCACTAATTTTATTCAGCGCAATATTCAGTGCTTTCTCTTTTTCTTCGGACACCTCAATGATCACACAATCAATTTCTGTCATGCCCATTTCCTGCAAAACCTTCAATCGCTGATGTCCGCCAACAACACGCCCTGTCGTCTGATTCCAGATTACTGGTTCTACATATCCAAATTCTGTAATAGAGCGTTTCAATTTTTCATACTCAGCATCTCCCGGCTTTAAATCTTTGCGCGGGTTATACTCTGCTGGCAGAAGGTCTGCCACATTCTTTTTCTTAATCAGCATGTTTCCTACCTCTTTCCAATAATCGCATTAATCCTTTCTCTGCAGCCACCACATTTCCTGCCAGTGCCTGACCTTTCAACGTTCGATACTGCTGCATCGTCAGCTTTGCCTTTGAATCCTTTAATTTCTTCATAAAAATATTTAATTCCATATCACAGTCCCTTTCTGGTCCGGAGCAAACGTTCCATCACATCATCCTGCGGCGTACCTCCCTGCCATTCTACAGAACAATTTTCTTTCACCACCTGAAAAATCTGATACCATACCTGATTCACCTGTTTCATGTATGTCTGGCTCATCGCCACATATGGACTTGCAATTGCATTTCCCGTAGTCGGATGCTTTGCTAAAAATCCATACTCAGAGATACATTGCTCACACTGAATCCATCTGGAAACGCTCATAGCATATTGCTCAATAAGCTGTTGATTTACTAATCTTTCACAGCCTCGTTCTTTCAGCCAGAGCCATGTTTCTTTATATACTTCCTCTGCACATAGGTCTTTTCCCATCTTCTGCTTTGCTTTCAGATATTCCTTGATCGGCGGAACATCTGCACCTTCAAATGTGGTCGGTGTTGGCAGTTCAATTACCTGCGCAGCATTTCCATCTTTTATCTTATCTACCAGAGCCTTCGATTTTCTGCCGGAGCCAACTCTGGCACCGCCTCGGTTCGTACCATCTTTTGCCATTTTATACACCATCCTTTCCGTTAGGGGTTAATACCCTGTTTGATTTCTGTTTTTTGTGCGTGTGACCCCCGCCCCGTTGCCCTAAGCACTTTCCTGTAGAGAAGTGACCTCCCCCTACCGGTTGTGCCAACGGTCACCATTCTCTGCATGGATTCTGGCATGACAAGACTTACAAAGAGCAATCAGATTGCTTCGCTCATGGGTTCCACCTTTTGACAACGGAATCTTATGATGCACTTCCTCGGTCTCTACAAGAATTCCCTTGCCATAACAAATTTCACAAAAAGGATGTTCGCTTACAAATTTGTCTCGGATACGTTTCCAAGCTCTGCCGTACCTACGGCGTACAACAGGATCTCTGTCGTACTTCTCGTAGCGTTTGTTCTCTTCCTTTTCATGCTTCTCACAGAACCTTCCGTCTGTCAGTTCTGGGCAACCCGGATAACTACACGGTCTCTTCGGTTTTCTTGGCATCTCGTTCACCTCCTGATTCTGGACATAAGAAAGGCCTCGCAGGAATTTACTCCCACAAGGCTGGTTCATTGTACTTTTTTGCTGATTCTACTATATCACATAATGGAGTTGGACATTTTAGGACAAATGTGGACATTTCGGGCGTTTTATATTTTTATTGGATTTTCCGGAAGTTCCACATGTGTCAGTGCTTTTCCGTGCCATCTTCTCACAGTGCGAGAGTCCGCTCCCAGTTCATCTCCAATCTGCTCCCAGGTATAGTTGTGAATGTATCGGTAACGAAGAACCATTCTTTCATCTGTGTTATTGACGGTATCAATTACATTCCTGATTTCATTTTTAAGGTCAACCAGCATATCAATCTCTGCGTTTATCTTCTCCTCCTGCTCATAGATTCTTTCCAGACACTTTACAAAAGGCGCATCAATGCTGCGGTTTGTCTGAACCTTATCTCCCATCGTGGGAGCAGAAATATTTGTAGACATCTCTCGCAGCCTTCCCAATTCTTCAATATCTGAATCGATTCTATGATCCAGGCGATAGGCTTGTTTTAAATATTCTTTTGCGGTCATCTGTCATCCTCCTCATAAAGCTTTCGAAGAATCACTGCTCCATCCACATCTGTCAGTGTCGTAAACCATTGGGAGCGAAAGAATCTTTCACAACTTTCCAGTTCACTTCTTGCACTTTCGTTTTGCGGTTTTCTTTTCAGTTTTCTTCGCGCCGCCCTCCAGTCTTTCACTGCCTGCAGGATAATGGCATTGGCAAGTTTCTCATATGCGTCCATTACTCTCTCACCTCCAGTTTTGCTTTCACTGCGTTGATCAGAGCATTTTGACCCCTCTCTTTTCTTGCAAGTGCTGCCATCACATCTTCATCAATGGTACCTTTGGTAATAATGTGATGAATCACCACCGTATCCGTTTGCCCTTGTCTGTGAAGTCGGGCATTGCACTGCTGATAAAGTTCTAAAGACCAGGTGAGTCCAAACCATATCAAAGTAGATCCTCCTGCCTGAAGGTTTAATCCATGGCCGGCAGACGCAGGATGAATCACTGCAACAGGAATCTTGCCATCATTCCAATCTGCGATGTCCTTCGATGTTTTAATCTCACGAACAGAAAATCGTGCTTTGATTCTGGTAAGATCATGCTGAAACCAGTAAGCAATAAGAACCGGTTTCCCATTGGCACTTTCAAGCAAATCCTCCAGTGCATCCAGTTTTCTGTCATGAATCTGCCACGCTCTTTTTTCTTCATCGTAGATACAGCCGTTAGCCATCTGCAGAAGTTTTCCGGAAAGAACTGCAGCATTGGCAGCATCAATTTCTTCATCCCTAATCTTTGCCACCATATCTTCACGGAAGGTTTCGTAGATTTGAATCTCTTTTGGACTCATAAAAACCGGAACCTCATTCATCACACAGTCCGGAAGTGTCAGGTAATCACAGGACTTCATACTGATTGTGATGTCCGATATTCTTTTATAAATCAGTTCCTCTGCACCGGGAGCCGGTTTGTAAGTAAAAATTCTCTCACCATTTCTTTTATCTGGAAGAAAGAATGCATTACGATAGTGCGTAATGTACCTGCCAAGTCTTTTTCCAAAATCAAGAATACGAAACTGCGCCCAGAGGTCCATCAAACCATTACTGGAAGGAGTGCCGGTCAATCCCACAATTCTTTTTACAAATGGTCTTACTTTCAGAAGGCTCTTGAATCTTTTCGACTGGTGGCTCTTGAAAGAAGAAAGCTCATCAATCACTACCATATCGAATCGAAATGGAACACCGCTTTTATTTACAAGCCAATCTACATTTTCTCTGTTGATAATATAGATTTCAGCATCTGCTCTTAATGCTGCTTTCCTTTCTGCTTCCGTTCCGACTGCTACGGAATATCGCAAATCCTTTAGGTGATCCCATTTCTTCAGTTCTGCAGGCCAGGTATCCCTTGCCACTCTTAGCGGTGCAATCACTAAAACTCTTGATACTTCAAAGCTGTCAAAGATAAGGTCACATAGTGCCGTCAGGGTAATTGCTGTCTTACCATTAACCCAAGCCCATATCCAAAAAGACTGCAGCTATCTCATTGTTCTTTATAAAATCAATCGCATACTGCTGATAATCATGTGGTACGAACTTCATCGGGCATCACCTCCAATCTCTTTAATCACACCATCAATCTGTGAAACATCATCCACGCAGTAAACCGAAAAGCCGAGTTCTTCCAACTGTCTTTTTCGTCTTACTTGTAGTGGTCGCATGATTTCTCCTGGTGCCTTTAATTCCACAAAAGCTATCTTACCAATTGGAAACAGCACGATTCGGTCAGGCATACCATCTAAACTCGGACTTACAAACTTGGGTGCGAAACCACCTTTTTTCTTGACTGCCTCCACAAATTTTCTTTCTATAAATCGTTCTCTCATATCTTTTCACTGACACAAGAAACACATCTTCACAACCATTTCCTATATATTTCTTACGCGTGTGCATAGGCACAAATCTTTTTTTATAGAAATAAATTCGATTTTGAATATAAGGGAAATAGTTGTGTTGTGACGCATTCTTGTGTTCCTAACCTCCAAACTTGTAAAGTCGCTGCCTGCCATAAATTGGCTGACGCTTGATGGTAGTGGTTCGCTCCCAACCACCAATCTGACTCATAAGTGCTGCAATGCTGTAACTATCTGTCGGCTTTAACTCTTGCAGAGATTTTCCAAAGCACTCGCACCAGATTTCAGCATTGCTGACCTCCATACGAAGCTCACAGCCTTTATGGACTGGCGAACCGAACTCACTGCCATTTAAGTAATTTCTTCTTTGGAACAGATCCATGCTGTCCCAATCATCCGGAAGCATAGTATTCAGATATTCCTCCACCATACCGACACGCTCGTCCACCTCCATAGCTGACTGCTGCATCTTTTCTGCTTCTGCAAGAACATCACCTTCCAAGTACAATTTCTCCCCAGACTTCCAGATTTCTTTGGCTTCTGCCCAAAACTGCGCACGAAACTCTGGTGTAAAGTTCCAGGTCTTTTTCTGCTTCTTCTGATGAAGCTTGATAATCCAGAAGCGGCGGTTACCTGTGATATCACGCAGATATCCACGTTCTCCGTTAACCGTAGCAATGATAATGCACTGGCGTGGATGGGATTCCACCACTCGTCCATAAGATGGTCTGTACTTGTCATCGCAGGTGGAAAGAAATGCTTTCACCTTCTCGATATCCGCCTTCTTCATTCCTGCTAGTTCTCCGATTTCCACAGCCCAGAATCCCTGCAGTTTTTCTGCACCGGATTTATCATCCATATCCGTAAGGGACAAGGTTTCGGAATAATATTCCGGAGACACCAAATCCTTTACAATGGTGGACTTACCGATTCCCTGATCACCATCAAGAACCGGAACACAGTCAAACTTGATTCCCGGAACGTAGATTCTTGCAACTGCTGCCGCAAAAGTTTTTCTGGTAACTGTGCGGACATACTCTGTATCCTCTGCCTGCAGATATTTGATAAACAAATCTTCCACCCGCTTCACTCCATCCCACTCTGGCAGACTGTTCAAATAGTCACGAACTGGATGGAAATGTCTGTCATCTGCCGCTTTTGTAAAAGCAACGTCATGGTTTCGGCTGGAAAATGCCAAGTATCGGATGTCAATGATGGACTTTAGTTGGGCTGTGTCTGCATCTCGCCAGAAAGAATTCCCCTCCGGTCGCTCCCAAGGAAGCGGACCCGTTATCTGGATACGATTTGCCAGCTCATTGAATGCAAAGTTCTGGAAATCTGGGTCATTGTTCAGGATTAGATTCAGATTGTAAACGCTATTCTCCAAAAGACCCGTTCTTGGCTGATACTTAAGCCTTGTCATCCAGTCACTGTCGGTATCTGCAAAATCTGTCTCTGCCTCCAATAGCCTTTCTTCCATAGCAAGACGTTTCACTTCATCATCCTCCATTGCCAGTTCGCACATAGCATTAAAGGATTTCTTACTGTCATCGTCACCAAACTTGTGGATACGAACCAAGTCAAAAGCGTTGCAAAGTTTCAGATATGCAGGGTCTTTGGCATGATGGGAGTAAGCAAACTTACCTTCCTCGATGATTTCCACACCTGCCATACTGGAAGACTGGATATAGTGATATCTCTTTTCGTTATCTGTTGGTTCATATACATCAGACAAGAACTTTTCAATGGCTCGGTTGATTGGAAAATACGTGCGGTTGAATAATCCGACGGGACCGTCCTTACCAAGCGGGTCCTTTACCTCCACTATTCGTGTTGTATTCGCTCGGCTTTCTCTGGAAGATGTCGGGAGTCTGGTCGGATCAGTCCATTCCGGATGAGCAGATAAAATATCGTCCGGATTCAGCCACTCTTTCTCCACATCCTTAAATACATACACTCCGTTTGATGGTGTGGATGGCCAGTACATTAACTGATTCGGCTGATAGGAACATTCATCGAAATAGTCGATACCGAGCATCTCTGCCAAATATCTGGAAACTGCAACAAACTCCTCCGGTGTCACATCACGAGTAAGCGGATACACCAAACGCACTCTTGGATGTTCCTCTGTGCTGCTGTGTGTGGTATAAAGCAAAGACGTATACGGAGCATTTTCTTCGTAATTTTCTAAAAAGGCTTTATCAATCTTGTCACCGTCCAGGGCAACCATAGAACGAAGTTCCACGGTATCAATTTTTCTTCTGCCGCCTTTTAAGGCACCTGCCACAAATCCACCATGATCTTTCACAGTGTCACGTTTTGCTTTATTGAACTTTGCATATTCTTCTGCTGATTCAGGTGTACGGATAGTGACTTTCAGGCGTTCTTTCAGTTCCTCAAATGTGATCGTCTTATTCGTCCAGGTCTTTGCTTGTCGGTTATTTCCATATGCGATTGCCAGTGGTCTCATAAGCATTCCACCTCCGTAAAATCATTTGCAAAATAGCGCACCACTTGTCTGCGTCGCTGCGCCTTCTCGATTTCAGCATTCATACCTGCAGTAATGTGCTCTGACAGAACCCATACCTCCTGGCATTTCCCCATCAGGAACAAATCCATATGAAGTGCCAACTCACGTTCCTGTTTGCTTTCATCATTCATAAATGGAAATAACAGATGCGGTGTTACTGGAATGCATCCATTCTGATATGCATACTCCGCAAAGGCTGTTGCCTTCTTTTTATTTGCTTCAATTTCTCCTGAAAACGGTGCACAAATATAGACCAATGGACGAAAACCAGTTCTTGCCTTCATCTCACGATCCATATTTGCAATCGCCTGATATGGAACTACATCCATATAACCTTCTGCGTTTCGAATCCCCATATCTCTCCCTCCAATCCAATGCATATTAGTTGTGCAGATACAAACTCTGTCTTTTTCTCTTTTTGTAATTCCATGTGAACTACCTCCAAAATCCTTATTAGAAGCACTGCCTCCTACCAGATAGCCGTAGGAGACAATGCAAAAGGACGTTTTAGAAAACTTTTTTTAGATTATTGATAGCTCTGCGATATCTGTGAGATACATTGTTCGGAGTATCGCCGATGGAATCTGCATACTCTGCCACAGTCATACCGTCCAAAATAATCGCAATCAGCATATCTGCCTGCGCCGGTTTCACTGCCGCACGTATTCTGTCGCAGCAAGCCTCATAGTCATACTGCTTGTCCTTTTCTAATTCCTGTCGGCAGAAGATTCTAGGATCTTTCACCTCTGACATAAGTGGCTCCGAGCAATCCACTTCATCAGTTTCTTCATCCGAAAATGCTTTGCTATAACCACGATGACGATTGAACTTGTGCCAGTTGTTGTAATCGTCCTTATTGAACTGCTCATTCCATTCCTTCTGAATCAGTTCTTCACGCTCTTTCTGGGAAAGTCCTTCACTTTCAAGGGACAGACTGACCCACATCTCCTCGGTTGCCTTTGCGTCCAATTCGATTGTCTGGATTTCGTTTTCGTAACGGATTTTTAATTTCATAATGTTGTCCTTTCCGCCTTGGCTCTGCCATTTGGCGAGGACAACCCACTCCGTTAAAACGTAAAAGCGCACGACAATAAAGCGGGGAAACATACAACCTTATAAGAACCCCCCCGGATCCGGTAAAAAGCTGTATGCATATCCTCGCCAAACGTCGCGCGCCGTAAGGCATTTGAATATAATGTTGTAAATGTTCCTGCCGTTTAAGGTCATGCGGGACCATGTATGAGAACCGCTATTACAGTAATCTCTTTTACATCAAAAACAACAGAAAAAGACCTGACAAAATACAGGTGGTATTACACCCATACTTCGTCAGGCCTTGCTCACTACTTACTGTGTAGCTATTTGCTCAGTACGAATTTGCTTTAAATGAAAGCTTACGGCAATGACTCCTTTGCACATCGGACATTTTATCTTAATAATACCCTCTGTTGTGCTTGGGTCAGCGTCGAACAATCTTCTATTTTTACAACACGGACACGCTATATGCACTTCTTTTCCCATTTTTACCATCGTCGCCTCCAATCAATGATCATAATAATATGGAGGGCGATGGAAACTACTTTGCTCCGGTATTTTCTTTTGAATCTGCATTTCTGCTTCTTCTTTAGTTTCAAATATCCTGCTTTTTCTAAGTCGGATAGCACCACCGGATGGTAATCTAAGCACACAGAAATCTCCGCGTTCTGCTGTAACTATCACTTCTGTGATAATTTGATTGCTTTCAATAATAAATACGTGCGAGCCAATTTCTAATCTCTTTTGCATCGTCATGCGCCTCCTTAATTAAGAAGGCCAGTTAAAAGGGAAAGTCAAACTGACCATACACCGATTATTACCGTTGCTGTTTAACATTTTTCCTAATGTAGCGATGCTTACATTATACGAACACCTGTTCGTTTTGTCAATTAGAAACCTGACGAATGTAATATTTTCTCCCTTTCGGGAGACAGGCAGGTTGATTATCAAATCCCTCTCTGCCTGTCTTTTTTGTGGAAACTATTTATTTCCACGAGACTTTGCTTGAGCTAACGCACTACCAGCTACTGATTTGGAAGTTTTGCTGTAGCGATTGTCACGAAGAATCTTGCTTGCTTTTGAAGCAACACTCTTAGATGTTTGCTTTGTATTTTTAGCCATTACTGTCACCTCCTTGTTATATTTTTGTTCTTCAGGGCTATTGCCTTCCGACACTTTAATTATATCTGTTAGTCTACGAAATCCCGAATCTCGGTGAGTTACAGTGAAACACGCGAAAAATCCCTATCTACCGTACATTTCTGTGTTTACGAAATGCGATAGACAGGGATTTAGGACCTTATAGGTGATAAATCGTAACTCGCCAAGTTACAAAGATTTTTAAATTTTTATTGGTAATCCAAATTATACATATAAAAGTTTACACAAATGTCATTGTAAAAGTAATTACTTTGTATTATACTATAGAATAGCGATAAGTATAAGGAGGGCAAACAATGTCTGAAGTAAAGAAAAGCATTACTCCAATGGAGCATTACAATATGTCAGATTTCCTTCGTGGTCAATCTTCACGAATTATTACCACCATATCAGAAGAGGACAAAGCAGGATTTGTCCTGAAAAACGGTAAGCCTATGGCAGTAATTATTTCAAATGAAAGATATAAACGACTGCTTCAAGCTGGTATTGATATTAATGAATATTAATCTGGAGGAATCAGATATTATGGCTAAAGCTAAAATTACAGAAGTTATGATGGACGACAAGACTATTGATGCGTCCAAAGAAATAGCAATGGTATTTTCTATTGCAAATACATTAAGAGGCCCTTACAAGCCCGACAAGTATAAGGATGTTATCATTCCGATGACTATCCTCCGTCGTCTTGAATGTGCCTTGGCAGCTAGTAAAAACGCTGTCGTTGAAACTTATAAGAAAAATCCGAAAGCACCTGCACAGTTACTGTGCAAGAAATCGGGTTACCAGTTCTACAACACCTGCGAGTACGATTTGAAAAAACTGCTTACAGAAGCACCAGCTATCGTAGAGAACCTCACTTTTTATGTTGAATCTTTCTCTCCTAATGTACAGGCGATTTTTGAAGAGCTGAAATTTAAAGAAGAAATCAAAAATCTCGATAAGAACAACCGCTTGCTTGGCGTTGTTAAGAAATTCTCCGAACTGGATTTAGATCCAGAAAAAGTTGACAATCTCAAGATGGGGTATATGTTCGAGGAAATTATTCGTAGATTCTCTGAAAATGCATCTGCTGGTGATCACTACACTCCTCGTGAAGTTATCCGCCTTCTGACAAGCATTTTACTTGCAGAAGGTTGCAGTGATATTTTTAGCGAAGGTCGTGAAGTTACTGTATTGGATATGGCCTGTGGAACAGGTGGTATGCTTGCTACCGCTCACGATTTTATTGTCCGTATGAATCCTGATGCCAATGTGCGTCTATTCGGACAGGAAAACAGTCCGGAGTCTCATGCTATCTGTCTTGCAGATATGCTGATAAAAAACCAGGCTGCTGAGAATATCCGCTTTGCTGATACTATGAAAGAGGACTGCTTTGAAGATACTGCTATGCGTTTTGTCATTGCCAATCCGCCATTTGGCGAATCCTGGGGTGGTAAAGACGCTGGGGATGGAGTTGAAAAAGCTGTACGTAAAGAACATAAAAAAGGAAAAGATGGTAGATTCCCTGCAGGTCTTCCGGCAACTGGAGATATGCAGTTACTTTTCATGCAACACGCTGTTGCAAAAATGCAGAAAAAAGTAGGTCGTGCAGCCATCATCACTAACGGCTCTCCTCTTTTCTCTGGAAACACAACAAGTGGTGAAAGCCAGATTCGAAGATATCTTCTTGAAAATGACTTGGTCGAAGCTATCATCGGCCTCCCTTCTCAGTTGTTCTATAACACTGATATTGCCATTTATGCCTTCATTCTTTCCAAAGGCAAAAGAGATGAACGCAAAGGCAAGGTGCAGTTTATTGATGCAACAGATATGTGGACTCCATTGAAGCGTTCCCTTGGTAAAAAGCGTAGAGAAATTTCCAAGAAGCAAATTACACTCATTACTGAAATGTATTCCGATTTCGCTCCTGGAAAGAAAACTATATGGGACGAGAAACGTAAGTACGATTGTGTGATTGAAAGCAAGATTTTTGACCGTGAAGAATTTCTTTACAAGGAATGGTCTGTATACCAACCTCTTCAGCGCAGTGGTGCCATTAATTCTGAAACTATAGAGGCACTTCGTAACAGTGCATATTTCACAGCAAACACTAATATTTTCAACGAAGCCAAATTTGAGGAATTGGAACAGACCAACCCTCGTAGCGACGCTGATGAGAAAGCATACCAGAAACAGATTAAGGGACGCAAGTTTACTACTGCCGTGATTGAGGCCTTAACCGCTCACATCTCTGATACTGTTTATACTGATTTTTCAAAGTTCGAGATTGCTTTGAAAAAAGCACTTGCAGATGTGGACGGTCTCTCTCCTTCTCGCTTGAGTGGGATTGCCATGGAAATGTCGGTTATCGATAAGACTGCCGTTGTTCAGAAAGACAAGAAAGGTCATATCATCATTGACCCTACTACGAAGGACACAGAAATCATTCGTTTGAACCAGGATGTTAAAGCTTATATGGATGCAGAGGTATTCCCTCATATTCCTGATGCCATTTACTGTTATGAATTTGATGAGAAAAAGGCTGAAAGTGCAACGAACAAGGAGCGTTTAGGCGCAGAATTCCCATTCACACGTTATTTCTATGAGTATCATGAACCGGAAAAAGCTGATGATTTGTTGGCTCAGTTTATGGAATTAGAGGTTTCTCTGTCTGAAAAAATCGCTGCTTTGCAGAAAGGAGCAAAATAATGGAGTCTATGAAGCGATCGGATATTCAATGGATTGGCCAAATACCATCTAATTGGAATACCATCAAATTGAAATACACTGCAATCGGAGAAAACTGTCTTTTTCTTGATGGCGATTGGATTGAAAGCGACGTTATTGAAGATGAAGGAATTCGATATCTCACTACCGGAAATGTCGGTGCAGGATTTTATAAAGAGCAAGGTTCTGGGTATATATCTCAAAAAACTTTTGACACACTGAATTACCTCAAGGTTTTTCCTGGAGATATAATGATTTCCAGATTAAATGAACCTATCGGGAGAGCTTGCTTTGTTCCAGATGGTGAAGATTTTTATGTTGTGGCAGTAGACAATGTTATTCTTCGTCCAGAAAAAAAATATAGTAAAAGATACCTCGTATATGTCATGAATTGCTCTGGATATGCTGATAACGCAAATTTAATTGCACGCGGTGCAACCATGCAAAGGATTAGCCGTTCACAATTAGGACAGTTTTGGATTCCTGTTCCATCTTTCGCTGAACAAGAAGATATCGCCGATTATCTCGATACTCATTGTAGTCAGTTGGCTTCTATCATTACGGGATTAGAAGAACAACTTGAAAAGTTAAAAAAATACAAAAAATCTTTGTTATATGAAACCATCACAAAAGGATTGGATAAAAATGTCCCACTGAAAGATAGTGGTGTGAAATGTGTTGGGTTAATACCACAGCATTGGAGAATAAGTAAAGTTAAATATATAGCGGATGAGTCGCACCCTTACCCTATTGGTGATGGCGACCACGGAATGATTAAAGCCGATGATTATCTTACGGAAGGCATTCCATATATCCGTGTACTCAATTTAACTTGGGGAAACGGCTTGAATATGGAAAATATGGTATTCATTTCAGATTCCATGAATGCGATGATTAAAAACAGCACCTTACGCCCGAATGACATTTTGATTGCAAAAACAGGTGCGACAATTGGTAAGACTGCAATTGTACCAGAATGGCTTCCCATCAGCAACAC